CTACGGAAGCTTACTCTCCAGCGGATTCTTGCTCAGGTAATCTGCGCATTCCACCGTTGGACGGTCAACCTTGTACAGTTCCATACCGTCATACTCCAGCGCCGCCCCATCACGCTCCAGCGGATAGACATCCAGCTTACGGGTCACGTTGTAATAATCATCTGAACGCAGCATGATCTTACCCGGCACCGCGATAACGCGCTGCCACTGACGGCAATCCAGCGTATCCCCCTCTGGCGTCACCACCAGCGTGGCGATCGCTTCCGGGCTCACCATCGCGCTCTGCGGCCCTTTCGACTGCCAGTAACCTGCCAGTTGCGAAGGTACCGGGTGCTTAATCACTTCCTGATAGTTATCTACCTGAACACATCCCGCTAACGTCAGCATCGCAGCCACAATTGCTACTTTTTTCATCATCTTTCCTGCATGCGAAGAAAAAAATATTGTGGCATTAAAGCCATCAGGCTGCCAGCGTAAGATAGGTATTGATTAAACCTGCATCCCCATCACATGAGCATACATTTTTCATAATCGACAAAGATCGTCCAAGAGCGCTCCAAATAACAGATGGTTATAGTCGCCGAAAACATCAGTCGTCTAAGTTCACCTTAGATCGAGTGCTGTTTTATGTCCCACCCATGCCCCATCACACCACCCTGTCATCCTGCATCACGCTGTTGATGAAGAACGTCACCCGCCCCATCACCTCAACCTCTTCCGCAGCCTCCCCCTCTATCGCTTCACCATCATCACAAATCAGCGCCCTGCCCATGACTCTGGCAAACTGAGTCCGTCCGCCGCTGAGGATTAGCAGAACCTGATTCTGTACCAGTCTGGTGCACGGCTCGATAACCGCAAAGCAGAGGAGGTTTCGAGGATGCGGCTTTCCATGCCGATCCCGCAGATAATTTCCGGAGATAAACGCGGTGCTACGAAATCAGCCGCCGGTGAAGGAAATCCCATCAGTGCACCCTCCCCATATTGCGAAGGATCCAGTAACGGTTGCCGCTGCCGTCCGTGCTCTTATCGGCAAAGCCGGGCTGATAACGCTGGATCCATGAGTTGGCATCGGACTGACTGAAATGCCAGTGTCTGTCCTGTAACTCAGCGATACACTTATCTGTGTAAAGGCAAAGATAGCCTTTAGGGTTTTGCTGTATAGCCGCAATAAAAGCAGCATGAATATCCGGCTGACGGGGCATAACGAACCCTCACTTTCTTGATTGCTGTATGCATATACAGTAGTATTTTAATAAAAACAGATCAAGCACAGTAACTTCACTTTGAGAGGAATGGGTATGTTCGTTGAACTGGTTTACGACAAGCGTAATGTTGCAGGGTTGGCCGGTGCCAGGGAGATCATCCTGTCGGAATTAACTAAGCGAGTGCACCGCATCTTTCCTGGCGCTGAAGTAAGGGTTAAGCCGATGCAGGCAAACGGCCTGAATAGCGACGCCAGCAAAAGCGATCGGGAAAAACTGAACCGCATGCTGGAGGAGATGTTTGAAGATTCTGATATGTGGCTGACCTCTGAGTCTCCTACTGTTCGCCAGGTTGGTCTTTAGATTTTACTCGGTTAATATTCCCCACGTTTGCTCGGGCATGAACACTGAGCAACCAGCCGCCGCCCGTTCTTTCTTAAGTCGGACGGCGGTTTTCTTAGCGAAGCGTTTCAATATGCTGTCTTCAGGTATATCAAGCTCCCCCCTGTTTTAGCTCATCAACCTGTTTACTAAGTTCTTCTACCTTTGCGTTAAGTGCCTTAATGGCGGCCAGAGCATCCATAAGCAATGGGTTAAGGTCAAGGGTCATTTTACCCACTCCCTCAGCGCTGTGAACGTACTGCGGGTCAATCTTCTCAACCTGCTGCGCGATTACACCACGGCGTACCGCCCCACTGTCATCATTCTTATATCTGAACGATACGAATTCCATAGCGTCGATGTTTGCCAGCGCGATTTCCGTATCAAGTTCAGTGATATCTTTTTTAAAGTTGATGTCTGATGTGCCGACGGCTTGCATCTGCGTCCAGGGGTAAGTGGTCGCACTAATATTATAGGCAGCGTCCTCAATGTGCCGTACGTAGAAACCTCCCTGAGTGCTTATCCAATATTGCTGGCGGCGAACGCTATCATAACCCGAAACGAATCCACTGCCCGCAGTAGTTGGTTTCCATCCGGCGGGCGACGATTCTCCATACACTCCCGTTTGAAAGAGCGGTAGGCCCGGGTTGTACTGCGATAAAACTACTAAATTGCCGTAACCCTGAAGCATCACATCATCTTTCGTGCCGCTTACATAATTCTTGAGTGCTGCGGTTCCGAGCCCGAAGTTTGTGCGGGCGTCTGCCGCATTTTTCGCACCAGTCCCCCCCTGAGCCACGCTTAGTGCTGTGGTCAGACCGGAAAGGCTGGTAATGTCGCTGTTAGCCCCTTTCTTCGCCAGTGATTTCTGGCCCGGTACGGTAACGGCCACACCGTTAATCGTGATAGTGACGTCAGATGTCCCATTCATCACATCAGCGAACCCACTCATGTAACGCTGGTACATAGTGAAGGTTTCAGCGATGTCCTGCGCCAGACCGTCAACGCTCAGGCTGTCGCTCAGAAGAATGGCATATTTGGTTCCAGCAGGGATAGCAGGGTTAGCAGCTGGCGTAACGGTGAGAGAGGTTGCGCTTCCAATCGCGGTAATCTGGAAAACCTGCGCTGGGCTGGTCAGCGCGATAACAGTGCAGCCGTTACGAATAAGAGAACCAGCAGCAGTGAAGTTTGTGCCGGTACCTGTAAGGGTGTTTCCGCTGATGGCAATAGTGCCAGTGGTATAAATCATGTTTTCTCCAGGCAATAAAAAACCCCGCCGGAGCGAGGTTTGTTTGAATCAGTTTGTTTATTTGCAGGTCGTGCTGGTAAATGTATTTGCACTTACCCAGGTCCAGTTAAATGGATAACCCGCTCGGTACTGAATTTGGTTATTTTGCTTGCGAACGCCATAAATTTGCACGCTGCTTTCCTGCCCGCCTACCAGTGCTGTTCCGCTACATACAGGCTGTTGCCTCTCAATAACGCCAGCACAACCTGAAAGCAAAAAAGCCAATGACAAACAAAAAATTATATTTTTCACAATGGTTCCATCCCAGGGGAACGAGGAAGTAACACAATAGCAATATGGATAACGTGGGTATAATTGATTCTGTAGATCAATTTTAGTTAATTGATCGCTTAAAACGATCAATCATAACTTGCACAGTTGATGGCCATAATCACGTTTCTTAAATTTGAATAAGCAACATTCTGTAGGCTTCCGCTCGGTGTGGTTTGCGGTCTGGCAAATATTCTGGTATTGCTTCCATCAAGTTTTGCCATGCTCTTGTATATAGCCGAGTATGGCTGCGGTTGACCGCCAGCCGATACAACCCCGGTAATTAGCCCCAGCATGGCAGGCATGCAGGACCACTTCCCCGCCAGAGTTGTATTGATGTTGTATCCTGAGCTGGCATCCACCCCGGCGGTACCGAGGGTGACAACATCGCTCAACGTGCGCGTTTCGTTTGTTAAAATCAGCGTCCCTGATGCATCCCACACAGCCAGCCCGTAGTCTGGCTTTGTCTGCGGGAAAATAGAGAAAAAATAAACGTACGCTGTGCCGGTTGCATTCGGTCTGAGAAAATCAATCGTGATGGTGTTCCCGCTTATCGTCTGAGTGATTTCGACCTCAACCGTGCAATGAACGAAGGCGACAACAGGCTGGCCTGCGGGGAATGTGTGCGTCACTTTGGTATTGAACCCCGATGTTCCCTGAAGTGCCGCTGTCTTTCGCGCCTGAAGAGCGATTGGCGAGCTGTTCGCGGTCACCCATACTTCCCCGCTCGTGGTCGTTAGTAAAACGCCATACTCCGCCATTTATGCCCTCTCGATCTGGAAAATGAGATAAGCCGCTGCCGCAGGCTCAGTCCCTGCTGAGTAGTCGGTATCGCCTACTGCTGACACTGTTGCTGTTCCCCCCGAAATGGTGATCTTCCTCCGACTCGTACCAAACTGATCGCCGTTCATGCTCTGAAAATAGGTCAGCCTGCAACCCGGTGGAAGCGCTACGGTGTAAGAGCCTGTTTTCTGGTTCTGGGCCAGCTGGAGATAGCCGCAAACGCTGACAGGCTTAACGCCATAGTTGTTTACCTTGCCTGATGCGTCCCATGTCTGAACACCATATTCCGCCATCCAGTTCTCCTGAAAAAAAGAGGCCCCGTAAGAGGCCTCCCGTTACCATGTGCCCGTGATTCTCCCGATCTGCACCCTCAACACATTGTTGGAATCCCGCACGCTGATTGTCTGGTTTGTCTGTTTCATTGCCCCCTCACCAGCTGTCGAACCGTAGTTCTCAAACGTACCGCCCTTATCCAGCCTCCACCCAACTGAACCAGCGACATAGTTATTGGACTGGATGTAGTTGCCGATCTTGGCGTTGCCGATGGTGCCGTCCTGAATGAAGGTTTCCCGGATGAAGGTCTGTCCGTTCTGGATAACGAACGGCAACGATACCGCCCCACCAGCCTGCGCCATTACCGCGAAACGGTCAGCCACAAACAGCACCTGTGATTGCATGCCAGATGGAGTATTCTCAACACCTATCCCCATACCAGCAGCATACTGTTTTCCGTTCGCATCCACGGCAACCTTGATGCTGTACATCGCCTTCAGGTCGCCGTTGACGTTCGCAATGGCCTGCGCGTTGGTGGTGATCGCTGAAGTGTGCCCGTTGATGGTCGCCGTAATGCCGTTTATCTGCGTGGCCGTGGCCTGCTGATAATTGGAAAACGTCTGGTTCAGGCTGTTGATTGCTGCCTTGTTGCCGTTCACGTCAGTCTGCAAACTCAGCAGCGAACGCGCTGTTGCCTCCCTGTCGCTTGCCATAACATTATCAATACGATCGATGCTGGCCTTACTGTCACCGTACTGCGCGCTGAGTCTCACCTGCTGATCAACCTGCGCCAGCGTACTCGTTATTAGCGCGATGGAGTTACTCTGAATACCGCCGCTGGCCTTATCAGTTTGTGCACCCAGCTCTTCCAGGCGTGATGCCATTGAGGAATCGAGGTCCGTGACAACCTGGCTAAGGTCAGTGATTGATGCTGTATTCTGAGCACCTACAGCAGCTGCTGAATCAGCTTTGTCAGATGCGACCTGAGTGGCAGCCGTCAATTGACTTACCGCAGAGGCGCGAGCTTCAGTTTCCGTTGCTAACGCCTGGCGAACATCAGTAATACCCGCTTCATTCTGGGCAGTTTTCGCTTCTAGACGAGTAACATCCGTGACGCGTGCCTCCGTCTCAGTGGCGATCACCTCCCGGAGCTGTTCGAAGGTCGCAGAGTTAGCGCCCTGCTGGGCTGTCTGCCGCACGACAACATCAGCAATAGCAAGCGCGTTGCCGATGATTGCTTCTGCTGTCTGCTTATTCGATCCAACCGCAGCTGCAAGACCGTTTGCATTCTCTTTGATTGCATCAGCCAGTTCTGCGAACTTTTCACTGCTCTCCACCGCGCTCTCGATCAGGTCTTTGAACGTATCAGTCTCTTTAATCTCCTCCAGGATTGCATTGGTGATATCGCTAAAGTCATCCGTTGGCTTTCCTGAAGCCTCAACAAAATCAGAAACCCCGAACGCGTTGCGTGTCCGGACATAAACGTAATAGACGTGGTCAAACTTGAGCTTTTGAATGGTCCACTGGTTCCCCCTTCCGAGGAATTGAGTTTTGTTCTCAATATCATCGGTTAATGGGATTGGCGTCTCGCCAGCGTACCAGAACTCAAAAGAGGTATCTGATGTTGCCGTTACAGACATAACTGGCACCAGAGTGGCCTGTAATGGTCCGGGTATCCACTGAACCGAGTTCGGGGGCTTAGGCGCTCCGATAATCAGGCTTACCTGAGTCTCAGCGCCTTTCATCCCGTTTTCATTGCGCCCACGAACGCCGAGCGTGTAGCTACCGGCAGCCAGACCGTAAAACTCATACCGGAACTGGTCAGTTTCGTACTGAGATACCAGCTTCCCATCAGCACTGTAGATGTACAGCTCAAACACCAGCTTTTTAGTAGTGGTTGCCGTCTCCCACGTTGCTGTAACCTGGACGGTCTCGGTGTTTGTGTTCAGGATTCGCAGGTTTTCCACGTTAGGCACGCGGTAGCCGTTCAGCGTATCGCTGGGAACTTCAAACACTGCACCCTCGTCAACGATGGCCTGTTTGTTGGGGTCGTGCAATGAGGCCGTTATGCTGTATACGGAGTTGTTTTCCGTTTCGGCAACGCTCAGTATCCGGAAAAGGCGAATCGCAACGCTTGCGGTTGAAATGGCAAATACAGTTCCCGCCCTCACCCAGTTCGGTTCGGTTTTGAGTGTGACGTTATTTCCGTTAACGCCATCAATCTCATAGCGAGAGAACTTTCCGTCCCTCCCCATAATCGACATAGTGGAGCCGTCTGTTACTACCGAGGAATCAACCGCGTCCACCGTTATCACCCTCCCGGAATGAGAAACAATTCTCCCCCCGAGGCGAGTTCCTGCGTAGTCATTATCCATGACCTCAACGATATCACCCGGCGTGAAGTGGATAGCATCGCGTGCCATCTGGAAAGACAGTCTGCTGCTTTCACGCTTTGCTGTTTCCAGCAGCCATTTACCTGCCCGCCATGCCTGTCCGCGAGAGGTGCAGCCAAACGCCTCCAGAGTGGTTTCGTTGTAGTTCCCTTTGGCTATCATCTCATCGTCGGAAACGTACTCTTTCACCTGCTCCCATCCGTTGTCGGGGTCAGTCCAGGACACTACAACCGCATTGTATTTCTCTGAACGCTTTACAGAGCTTCGTTTGAACTCGCCATTCACAACGTTGGCGTTCGTGATTGTCGCAATCGGATCCTGTGGAGCGTCCAGCATTACGGACAGGCGCAGGCCGTCCCACAGCGCAATGCCACGGAACATGCTCGCTATCTTGTCGAGAATGTCTCGCGCACTCGCCTGCTCTGTGATGTAGGCGTTGAGCGTCATGCGTGGCTCTTTGCCGCCATACCCATCATCTACAAGCTGATCGCAATATTGCGACAGAATGTAGAGTGCGCCATCGTCAACATCGATGTATCCGGCGCGTTTCGCCAGGCCAAATCGGGTGTTTTTCGCCAGCTCACGGAACAGCCACGCCGGGTTGTTAGTCCATGCCTTTTTGAAGCCCCCCGTCCACAGCCCGGAGTAAGTTCTGGCAATTGGCTCGTAGTTATCCGGTACGTCAACGATCAGCCCGCGAAGATGATATGTGCGGCTCGGCGTGTCGGTGTACTGGTCACGGTCGATGACTGAGCCGGCAACAGCAGAGAACGGATAGCTAAGGTTGTCGTCGGTGATTTCGCTGTAGCTGTTCCAAACAGTCCCGTTTGACAGCAAATCGCTGCTGCTGTCAGGCGTAATGCGGCGAACGCGGATATCAAACGGTTTGGTGTCGGGGGCATCAATGACGTGCGCCTCAAGGTACTCGCCAGAGATTTTCCCTGTAATCGTCACCGTCTTCTCCATGACCCAGCCCGACGAGCCAGTTCTGGTCTCGATAACCATCGTTACAGAGGTGTTTTTCTGGTTA